TTACTCCATCAAACTAGAAAAAGTTATATCTCTTACATCTAGTCCATCTACCTTTTTCTGCTCTCCGTAGATAATTTCCGGAGCCTCCGGTAATTTTCCGCTATTCATATGAATGCCGTAAACAGATATAAGTTTCTGTTTAAACGTGGTAGACTCATTGGTCACCTTATTAGCGTAAGTGAAGGATGTAGTCATAATTAGGGCCAGTGCCACAAACAAAAAACTTATCTTTTTACGCAAAATCGTCAACGCCTTCCAAAAGGTATTTATTAATGGATATTAATAGAGTACCCTCATCGCAGAAGACAAGTCAACGTAAAGTGAATACAAAATGTTCTCAAAACCCGTAGATACAGCACTATTTATAAAGGTAGCTGTTCGCATTTTGCCCGTGATAACATTTCCCGATATTGAAATGTTTTCAAGTCTATTAGCTGTGTCGGTTACCAGGTTAATCCCAATACTTTTTTCATTATTGAGCTTAATTTGATTATCTTTAATGTTTGCGGTCAATATTGATGTGTCCTCGTCCTTTCCTATCGCTATCTGTCCTTTGGCAGTGTTCGCACCAGTAATCACATTTCTTACTACATTTAAATTTTCAACAGTTGATTGATCGTGACCAAGCTGTAACACCAGTTCGGACATTGAAGTGATTTTGTTATTTTCTATAGTGACATTCTGTGGATTAGTTCCATCTAATAGTAACCCCCATATCCCTAGGTTTTGGGCTCGATCAACTTGAATTGTGGCCGTCCCGTAGGTGTCCTGAAGATTGTTACTGGTACTATTTCTCACGGCGACATTGCGCGATCCGCAAATGTCTATGAAATGTTGATCGTGATTTAATGATTGAACACGCTCAATGAGTACATTATCCGCATGTCCTAGCGCAATTAAGTCTCCGTATTTTCTTGGTTTAGAAGTTACGGCACCGTCTGTAACTGTAAAATTACGCAAAGTGATATTCCCAGCTGCTTTATATTCACCTTTTGTGTCATAACCCTTATTTACAAGTAGAATGCCGTTTTGTTTCCGTTCACTACTGATCCTTTTGAGAATGGTGACGCCCACCCCAGAGCCTTCAATTGTCACACCAGCCGGGATTATTATGCAAGCCTTGTCATGCACGCTTTTGGCGATACTCAATAGAAACGTGCCTTTACCAAGGACAAGTTTACCGCCTCCAATGCTTTCTAGGTGGTTAAGAGCTGACTGTATAGCTAGCGTCTGATCTGTCCCGTTACCAACTGCGCCAAACGCAGCAGCTTTAACTACAAAATTTCGCCCTTTGTGCAAAATGTCATGCTTGGTGCCAGAAACATTACTTATCCTAATATCACTTGCTGATGCAAAGTAAATCCCCGAAAAGAAAATACAAACAACCATAAGGAAAAACATAGATAATTTCATACGCATCATCTAACAACCTTCCCTAGTAACGTTTATGTTAACACCTTACATTTTTATGGGAAGTAAAGTCAATTCTAATAATGCATTTACACTCCGACACGCAGCATCAAATAGCCACTGGATCTGATTGAACCTGTATGATCCGTTGGATTAATTACCATGTTACAGCCAGCATTACCCGTGTTGATGGTTAAAGTGTTAATCACTCGACCATTCGCATCATTTCCTGTCACAGACTTGCTCACTACTGTGCCTACAAACTTCGTGGTCGATCCCTCCACCCAATAAGCTGTCTCAATATCCTCTGCATCCGTACCAAATGCCGTGGCCGAAATCGGGTTAAAAAACATTGTTCCACTTGTCGTGTATGCCGTCTGTGTGATTCCGCTTTTTCTGATAGGCGAGACAAACGTATACGTCTTTGCAGATTGAATTGTCAATACAGGACCGGTTGCCGCAAAACCTAAAGATTCAAAGTTCACAAACTGCAGGTTATTGGTCCCATCTAACGACGGCGTGGACTCATGGTAATGCCCTTGCATTGGTGCGTCATCGTACACATTATTTTGTGAAACCACCGCTTGTAAAAAGTTCGAAACATTAACCCCTCCGCGCTCCGAAATACCCCATCGGTACCCAGTGCCCAGAACCATGTTTGAGATTATCTTTGCTTTGCAATAGAGACTATTCGCAATAGCCGAATCCATTTCAAGTTGGATACCGTACAGTTGCGCATCCGTACGCGAATTTGAGTCGGCCATGATAATTTGGTTCGCACTAATTAAGATGTCTTTAAAACTATCTGCCCTTATAATCTTCGCATCTGCATAACCACCTCCTTGGCAGGCGAAGCGTACTGTATTATTACAAATTGCTGCACTAATGCCGTTACTCACTCGGATTCCCGAAATGTAATGAGTGCTGGTTGACTCTCTAATATCCATGTCAACGGTATTTTCCGAAACTAATACATTTTTGAAATTAGCAAATGTACTCGGCATCGTAGAACTACCAACAAAAATTGCTGCACGCATCTTACCCGTCACGATATTGCTTGAGATAGATATGTTTTCAAACTTGTTTGTTGGATCACCAACTAGGTAGATTCCTGCACTGTTTATATTGTTGAGTTCTATCTTGTTATCTTCAATATCTGCAGTTGATATTGAAGTATCTTCGTCATTCCCTATCGCAATCTGTCCTTTAGCGGTGTTTGCACAAGTAATCACATTATCTACTACACTCAAGTCCTCTACAGTAGACTTTCCATGCCCAAGTTGTAGTATCAGTTCAGATATAGAAGTGATATTATTCCCCTCAATAGTCACATTGCTTGGATTTGTATCATCCAGCAACAGGCCCCAAATGCCAAGCTTTTCGCCCGGTCAATTTGGATAGTGGCACTCCCATAGGTGTCTTGTAAGTTGTTACACATGCAATCCCGAATGGTGATATTCCTCGAACCGCAAACATCCACAAAATGCTGATCATGATTTAAAGATCCAACCCGCTCAATTAATACATTATCCGCATGACCCAGTGCAATTAGATCCCCATAGGTTCTAGGAGTTGCAGTAACATCACCATCAGTAATCGTGAAATTACGCAAGGTGATATTGCCGGCTGCTTTATATTCACCTCTTGTGTCGTAGTCTTTATTAACTAACAACACTCCGTCCTGATTACGCTCACTTTCCAGCCGTTTTAAGATAGTGACACCCATGCCAGAACCTTCTATTGTTACTCCAGCCGGAATGAGGATACAAGCTTTACTATGAACGCTTTTCGCTAGGCTCAGAAGGAAGGTACCTGCACCGAGAACAAGTTTTCCGCCGCCCACGCTCTCAAGATAATTAAGCGCATTTTGAATGGCCTGCGTTTGATCTGTGTTGTTTCCAGTGGCTCCAAACATATCAGACGTGACCACAAATTTAGTCGCCTTCTCCAAGCTTCCTTTTGTTGAACCTGCAAAGGTGTCTATAGCACGCCAGTTGTCGTTCATCATCGTCTTAATGTCAAAAAAATCATTCCCCTCTGTCACAGGGTCCTTCATATATAAGTTCAAATTAGGTGTATTGCTAGCCAATCGGCACACCTCCCGCAAAATTATTTAATGGAGTACTATTTATTGCATTGATCGTCATTACATGGTGTATTTCGCGGATAACCAAATATCGAAACTGATATCTCACCTCTAAATGCGCTGGCTTTATTTCCTCTATTGCGTCCTTTAGGTCCTGTAAGTTCGGTGGCACGCCTAAAGTACCGATAAATTTAATGTCAAACCGATATTCAGCCGGATATACAATTACATCCACTTTGCCTCGATCATAGCTATCAGCCACATTTTTTATCATGCTTGCTGACACTTTCCCACTGCCTCGCATTTTAGAGATAACCACACTACGACGTTGTTCAATTGGTTAGATGGGAGCGGAGTTATTTTCAAATCCCGTTCCCAATAAGCAATTCCCCAAGTAGCCGTTTCTGGGTGGAACTGTTTAAATGTATCTACTATTGCGGCATTAACCTTGTCCAATTCGATATCTTCCGTGTCCATTATCTGCACAAACTCTTCAATCTCTTGATAATAGTCTGGCAGATAGGACATAAGTTTCTTAGACATGTACATCCACCGTCCCAAGTACAGCTACGCTATCCAGCGGAACTTGTATATTGCCAGTCAGCCCGTTAATAGACAGGTCAAAGTAATCTATGACTTGTGGGACATCAAGGATAAGGTTTGCTATTCGAGTAATCCTAACTAATGTATCAGTGTCAGAGAAAGCTAAACCTTCAAGGTACTTCGCAATACTTACTTCTAATTGTTCTTTTACATCAGCCACCGTAGCATCCCGCGCAAGTTCGACTCTTGTACTGATATTGATAGCGACTTCAGTTGCCCCTACAACCGTAACAACTGGTCCGATTGGTGCAGCACCTTCACCGTGCCCATCTTGAGTAGGATCAATATATGTTTGTACAGCCTGCACAACTGCAACAGAGGGGGAACGTTTGTCGTTATTCAAAATAACAACCTTTACCGTCCCTTCACCGTTCCAGAGAGGAAATACTTTGGCGTCACCAACCCCTGGCACTTCACGTGCCCAGTTAACATATTGATTTTTATTTGCACTTGTAATAGGTTTCGATACTCTGTCTTGGTACCGATCGTATAACGCCTCTCCCGTTTCGGTATCTTCTCCAGACACTAAGAGATCGACCAATTCAGCCCGAGCCAGGGCGTTAATGAAGTCGATTGGCAACAATGAGCCCGAAAATTGATTACCTACTACACCAGCAGTTTCGCACTCCACAACAAACTGACCGACACCCAACTTACTCAGCACGACATAGTTTAAATCCTCGATACTATAGCGACTGCCAATAGGCACATCCATAAGCACATCTTGGCTGTTGTAAAACTTACCGCGCCATTGCGCTTTAGTCGCTGCCTTACGTACTATCCCGGACCATGCCACAGCCGAATCTAAATATTCTTCATTGTCCGCGTTTGGAAAAACCAGACTTATATTGGCGTCCAGTTCAACATACATTTGGGCCAATTCATTTGCCGCAGGCGCCAGAGCATCATAAATAACGCTCCCTTCCCGTTTATCCATGGTGTCCGGTATACGGGCCAGCAGACGCTCTAATATGACCTCTTCTGTTTGATCTTCATACAATGCCGCCCACCCCCGTTTCATTAACAAAATTACCTTGTGTCGTTATGACCTCGTACTCGGCTAGGACATCGCTGCCACTGAAGGTAAACTGAAAATCTCGCACATCCGTAATCCGGTCATCCGCCAGCAAAGCTTCTCGGACCAACCTTTTTAATTCAGTCTGCACAAATAACCGGTTCTGCCCTTGCAGCCGGTCTATCTCAGCTCCGTAATCATCGGAGTATATTAGGTTTTCGTAGCGTAGAGTTTGAAGTATCTTATATACCACTTGCCGCATAGCCTCCAGACCGTCCACAACGCCGCGTGCGCGTCCATTTGTGAAGTCTAAGGCATATGTCTTGGTGGGCATTTCTTCTTCCTCAATTTCCTCGTCTACGATGCTTCCGCCCTCTGGAATCATGATTTCACCAACTTATCTATGACAGCGAATTGCTGGCCGCCCTGCATGCGTTGTAAAAGCACAGCGTCACCGATCTTGAGTCCTTCACGGATAACCAGTACATCAGGTAACGCGGTTTGGGTGGTCTTTGTAGCTGTTTCCGTTGGAGTCTCGTCTTTGTAAACGTGACTGTGTGTAAGACTAACCTCGTATCTGGTAACTCGTTCCGTGACAAGCAAGAAATCTTCATCCAGTACCAAACGTTGGTCCACTGTAATTTCAAGTGGTGCAACGCCTGTCACTTGTCCAACCATCCCTGTGGATGCTTGGATGCCTCAACGCTGCTTAAAGCTATTTGTTGCAATTGTTTGATCAATTAAATCACCTTCAATTCGAGTGACATGGTATGTTCTAAACCCGAAAATTTATGTGTACATGAATCTACCAAGTAAACTTGGCTTACTTTCAAATCATCAATAAACACAGGCACATAACAACCTGCCCGGATACTTAAATCTCCCATAGCATCTATACTTAAACTTTTGCTTTCCCTATTGTGTAAGGTGAGCAAGTTTTGCGCCTTTTGCTTAATCTGTGCTGCGTTCATTTTTTCGTCTACCTTGTCGTACAGCTGAAGCTTTCCCCACTTTTTGATATTGTTGCTGTCTTGGTAGACGTAAGCGTCTCGTTTACCGCTCTCTTTATTATCCCGCACCAGTTTAACGTAGTTGTACGTCTCACTGTCTATGGACCGTTTGAGCGCGTATCCGGTCATTAGACTGCCGTCACCCACTGAAACAGATACAAGCATATCAGCGGCCCGTTTAAGGGCCAGAGCGCCAAAGTCGTCATAGAATACATAGATTGATCCGGTAGACATGAGCGTTTGGTCGATAGCCTTGTAAATGATATCTAATAGCTTTTGGTTGTCTTCGACCATAGCCGGGATTTTATATCCTGTATCAGCAATCATCCCGGTCTTAAGTTTGAAGTCCTCCGCAATGCGCTTGATAACCGCCCCGGCCGTTAAGTTTTTGAACACATAGGTATCGTTGGCATTGAGATACCTTATTTGGTCGTACGCAGTAATCTTCATGTCGGATTTCTCCGACTGTTCCACCGAAAACACATAGCCGTAAAATATCTTGTACTTGCCTTTGGTAATCCGGACAATATCCCCGTTCTGCACCTTAAACTTTTTGTTTTGATAGATTCCATCCTTAACAAGCGTGATATCTACGCTCCCTGGGCTCCCAGTGCGTTCTGTTTTCCAGGTAAGCTCAGATACCAACCCCGATGCATTTTCCTTCCCGCTAAGGCCTCGCCAGATACCTGCCAGACATTGCCGTCACGGTTGTCTATAAAAATGTCCATGCCATCACCCCGGCAGTCTTAGCACTTGCCCAACCTTGAGCCGTTTGGCCTGTGCGTTCGTAATCTTATTGAGTGTTTGTATCTCTTTGTAACGGGAACCGTCACCTAGATTCTTCTTAGCGATAATCCAAAGCGTATCCCCGGCCTTGACCTTGACCGTTTTGGGCTTAACCTTCTCGTTGGGCCGCTTGGCCTTCGCCTTGGTGGTTGTCGTCTTTTTTGCGCCTGTCTTGGTTGTGGTCTGCTTTACCTTGGCCTGCACCGCATTATAAAAAACGTATTTCTTAAATGTGATGGTGTATTCGATATCCGACGTGCCGGCAACTGGCTTCCATTCAAATTCTTCAATGGTCACCGGCATATTTATAGCTATCTCTTGCGGACTCTTTTGTGCGCCTGGGTCAAAACTTATCGCAGAATAAATAAAGCGGATGGGCCGCTTGGTGTCCATCCACTTATCTATTAAAGCAATATATTCAGGTATAGGCCTCAATTCATCGGTGTTGACGAATGGGTACGCCTGTCCAGGGAAAAAGCTATCGAAGGATATTTCCGTAAGTTTCCGTGACTGAATCGCGTTAATCTCGCCCCCGTCCACGATTTTAAATGTGGAACCGTCTCCAGCTTCTTTTATACTCATTTCAGGTGGATTGACTGGGATACGAAATGCTTCTTCTCCGTTGTTGTAGCTTAGTAGTATGGCGTGTTCCATTAGGTGTACACCCCCTGTGCCGTAGAAACAAATTGTTCTTCCAAGTGATCGCCAATTTTCTTGATGATCGTATCTACATCAGCCCCATTGTTTATATCGCCTGTCTTAACCTGCACTGTAGGCGTAAGAGTCACGAAGTTTTGGATTGACTTCATTTCTGCCAAGTCTCTCATGACTTTCAGGTCTTCGCTAGAAATATCTACTTTGTCCTCGATTTTGCCCACTTTTCCAACCTTGCCGACTTTACCAACATCCCCGGCACCGTTTTGTTTAGGCATTTTAGGCACTGTGTAGGCGCCTCCGCCGAGATTGTTTGTCAGTTTACCAACTGATTTTGTAAAGTCTGTGGCAGCCTTATAACCCTTATTGAAATTACCGCCGATGCTCATCATGGACATTTTATACTTGTCGAAATTAACAACATTTTTATCGGTTGTTGGTTTAGCGGGACCAACACCATCCGTAGTGATATGCGCAACTGCTTGTATACCAGTATCAGCTACGCTGTTTATCTTCTGGATTAGCCAGTTAATTCCGTCAATAATGTCGTTAATAAGTTGGTTGAAAAACGTGGTGACTGTTTGAAAAAGATCATAAAACAGTTTTTTGATCGCATACACTGGGTCAATAAAAATATTTACGAGAAACTCTGCAAAACTTAGAATCACGTTCCAAACCAGCGCTACCTGGTTATTGATAAATGCAAAAAGTCCATAGAACACACCAGTGACAAATCCAATAACTTCACTTGTAGATACCCCGAATTTATTGAGTATTGTTATGACACCTATAATCCCAGCGACAATAAGAGCCAGCGGCCACACAGCGATAATCCAATCGACAGCAAATCCAATAGCCACGGCAGCGGCTACCACGCCCAATACCAACAGAGTGTTTTTCACCAAGTCCCAGTTATTTATTAGGAATTGCACGACGCTTGATGTGACTTGAGCTATCATAGACATACCCGCCTGTATACTACCGAAAAATTGGTCAAACTTGCCTGAAGCAAAAGCTTTATTTAAAACGTCAAATAAAGGAGCAAACGCGTTTACTGCAGCATTACCAGCTTGAGCCAGTTTGAATTTAAATGTGTTTACAACTTTCTGCCACTTTGCAGCAGGAGAATCCAACATTTTTTCAAAGGCTTTTTCTGACAGGTTTTGCTGTATAAGAAGTTTGTCCATGCCCTTAATAAAGCCTTCAATATCCCCAGCTTTACCTGCCTTTAGCGCGTCACTATTTTTGATCATTCCACGACCGATATTAAAACGTTCGACGATGGATGTATAATCCCCGGATAGCAACTCCTTCATTGAAAATGCTGCTCCCTCAAGCCCTTCCATTGGATTGAGCTTAGCGAGACGCATAGACAGCTTATTCAATTGTGCCAGTTGCTTAGGATCGAGCGTAGAGGACATGAATGACATAGTCCCTGATAAAGCTTGCTGTACGTCTTGCCCAGCAGCTAATGCTTGTTTAGTAATCGCGTCGTAAATGGCATTACCCAAGGCTTCCGAACCTGAGCGGGCAACAAATGTACTAATCATCTGTTGTTGTTCCATTGCTCCACCCATAACATTTTCAAACAGGCCTTTTGCAGCTGCAATAGATACATAAGCAGCAGCGATGTTCCTAAGGTTACTTAGCATCCCCTCGGAGTTCCGCCCGCCTTCTCGCAATCTTCGATTTAATTGATCTTGCAATTGGTTTATCTTCTGTTCTAACCTTTCGATACGTTGTAAAGCGTTTTGTAATTCCGCTGCATTTGCTCCGCTACTGGTTCTCAGTTGCCGAACAACACGAATAAGCCGCAAGACAAGCATTTGCAGATTACCAAACATCGCTTGCAATGAAGCTGGCAATTGAATTTGTATACGGGCCTGTATGTTTCGAAGCTGGTTATCAATTTGTTGTCGGATATGCCGAGCTTGCGCGATTGCATCAGTGGCGTTAATTGTTATATTTACAACTGAAGCAGTAAACATCCCGCGAATACGGTCGCGAATAACTGTAATCTCACGCAAGATATCTGCCGAATTAACCACGATGTTCACCACAGAACCTGATCCCATCTGTCTTATGTGGTTCCGTACTACTTCCAACTCTCGAATTGCACTAGCTGCATCAAGGTTTATCCGAACGTTTCCATCAGAAAGTGATTGTAAACTTCGTTGAACTGCATTCAACTCGCTAACTGCATTGGATATATTAACATTGATTTGGATATTTGCTCGTGCAGCTGATTGCAACCGTTCCATTTGCCGTGTTGTATTCTGAAGAGCCTGATTAACCGTGTTGAGTTTATTGGAAAAGTTATCGTATAGCTGGAGAGTCGATTGTACAGTAGCCATGCTCCCTCCTTTCCAAATAAAAAAGCACCCGAATGGGCGCCTAATTATTTCTTCTTTGCCGGTTCAAAGGTTGTAACCTTGTCACCAACAGTTATTTTTTTCTGTTTTGAAGAATACTCCGCTTGTGCGTCCAGATCTAAAGGAGGTTTTTCCCCTTTGGCAAGTTTATGAGAACTATCAAATATCACGACATTACCTAAAGTGCCTCCATTTTCAGACCACGCTTCTTTAGCATATAATTCCTTAATAATTTCGTCTGCTGATTGATTGGTTACAGTGCCTTTGGTTTGCTGAATATAATAATAGCGAGAACCATCAACTCGGTATAAGACCTTGAAAGGTGTCTTACTCTCATATTTTTGTGCTAAAGGCGTGAAATCTTGTTTATCTGTCTTCTGATCTGTTGCTGAACTAGCATTCTGTGCTGACTGCGGTTTTATGGCCCCAGTGCTTAATCCGATCAATAGGAGTATAAACAACGGAATGACTATAATCGCGAACCATTTTAGCGCCTTCAGCTGGCCCTTTTGTCGTTCTTTACGCTTTGCTTGCTTGTATTCTTTTTTCGATTCTTGCCACTCGCCGTAATTAGACATAATGGCCCTCCTGAGTGGGTATATTTTACCATTATTCTATCAACTCAGGAGGGAGGAGTAAATCACTTATTTAGTTTTGCAGCTTCTCTCTTTTCGTTATCTATACGTTCTTTTATCATTGCGTATATGACCCCGCGCTCTGTAACAGACATTTTCATAAGATCTTGAGGCAGTATACGCAACTTGTGGAGAGCGAAATACGCAAACGTTGCTTCTGGATCGCTCTCCTTTATGAGTTTTTTGTCTCTTCCATTACCTCATTGATGTCTTTATCATACCCATTAAGTTCTTGCACCTTTTCCCACAAATTCGCGAATTCACCGGACAAAAGCATTTTATTTAACAGATTGTCAGCCCCTGCAACTCCGTAATTTTCTTGCAACTCTGCATCTTTAAGATTGGGGTAGATCACCGATGCAATAACTAACTTAGTCATGTATTCGTCTGAATCAATCTCAGGGACTTTCATCCCACCTTTACCCTTAATCATTTTCGTAGCTGACTTTCTAATAGCCTTGTTTTGTGTTTCTGAGATACCTTGGATTTTCCATGGGATAAGCTTACCATTTTCGTCTTTAAATCTCTCGGAAACAATAACCTCTTCTGTTACATCTACCGAAGCATTTTCCTTAAAGAATGCGCTAAATTGACTCATTAATTACATCTCCTTTAGTTTAAATTAATTTATTGTCCGCCCAAAACAGGCTTAGTGAAGCTGTCCAAAAGTTTGACTCCTGAAAACGTAAAATCCAGATCCTCATCAAGTAATTCGGACCCGGTATCAACCTTGGCAATAATCGTGCTGCTAAAGTTTACGTTTTGAAGTGTTACAGTTTGTCTGCCGATTGACGACGTTGGGTCCTCATTCACAATAACAAGGTCAAAATACGTGTCTTTGCCAGTAGTAACATAATCAAGCATTAATTGCCGAAATAACGATGTGACATAGTAAAGAGTCATTGACCCTGTACCTTTCCAGCCGTTCGCTTTATTTTGATCGCCAAGATAACCAAGAACTTTGACCTCAGTCATGTTTTTCTCTATTTTGGCTTCTAGGGTCTTTACATAGGCCATTTCTTCTACATTACCGTTTATAGTTGCGTATACTCGGCCTTGCTGCCCAGAAATTGTGTCTTTGGCTTGCAACCATTGTGCCATATTATCTCACCCGCACTTTCATGTAGATTTTTTCTACTGCATCTACTGGTTTAACTCCTGTATCCACCAATACTGCGTCTTTGTCTTCACCAGCAGTAACTATGAAATCTGTTTGAGAATTGAAATCCTCAATTGCATTGATGCTTTGCAACAATTCCATGTACGCAATACCTTCTTTTTTGAATATGTTGCGCCCATCGGCGTTGTTGTCCACTTTGCCGATATAGTATCTTTCAAAGACCTTTTTGAGATCGTTACCGATGCTATCCAGTACGCGAATTACGCGGTTCTTAGAGCGCTCTTTTCCCTTAGTAGGGGTGTAACTTCGGAAAGTGTTGATATCCTTCTCAACGATGGCTTTATCGTCACTAAAGGTGAATATGAACTCCCCGTTTCGCAATGCCGTGATCGTCTCGCTATTAGTCAGACGAACATCAACATCAACTGCATCGTCGTAGGCCGTGTAAGTAAGTGACTGGTTTACCTGCGCTGCCGCCTCTGCCGCAGCTACCCAAGCTACCACGTTAACCTTATCGATCACTGTTCCATCCGACAGTATCACGCCGTTTCTAGCGCTTATTACGCCTTCGTAGTCGGCAGTAGGGTAGTCAGAGAGGACAACTTGTACATAACGTCCCTCCAACTCTCTCAATCGCTTTACAAAGGATACGTAAATTGACTTTAGCGTTGCATCCGTAGATACCACACCGATAGTGTTGAAATTCTGTGTTTCTACAGCCGCCAAAAAGTCACTATGGTCTGTGTTGGTAACAGTTCCATTTGCGCCGCCTGTAAGTGGTGCGCCAGCTGTAGCAGCCAGCGTCTTATCAGTTGCAGACGCCTTGAATGTTACCCAGTCATTGGCTATCAGCCCATCGATGTTAGCTACCTTCTGCGAATCTACTTCTCGGCCTTCCACGAGCGTTCTTACGTTAAAAATAGTAGGATTATCAATGTCGCTTTGGATCACAACAGTAATGTCGTTCCCTCGCACGCCTCCATACTTAGCTGTGGTGACTAAATTCCCACTTGTGACGGCTGCTTTGGTACCTTCGTTGAGCTTGTATATGAGAAGCTTAGAGGCCCGTTTCATGGCTTCTTTAATTAGCAACAAGCTTGCATGTGTAATGTCATAACCCAACACCTTAGATACATCGTCGCCTGCATTAATGGTGATTATCTGTTTTGCTGCTCCCCACGGAAGCGTCAAGGGTAACGCCACTGTACCTCGATCACCAAGCGTGCTGAGTGACTTTGGATCGGATACAATATTCATGTACACGCCTGCTCTGTCCTTATTTTGGGTAACCCATGTACCACCTGGCATTATTTAGCCTCCTTTGCGTTAAATTCCACCAGCAGGTTCTTAGCCTCGCTGACTGTGTATGTTCGTTCTTCCTGTAGCAAAGCGCTCAGGAATTCCTTTTCGATGTTCGTAAATTGCTGTGAATCTTGAAATTGTTCTTTGGCAAAACGGGGTTCCACCGAAGCTACGGGCGTTGCCGTCTCTTTCTTTGTAGGTGCCACAGCAGGCGTTGCCTCAGTTTCTGTTTCTTGGTTATCAGCCACGTATACCAGCCTCCTGTTTTAAAGTCCTCATTTTTGTTTCTGGTCCCTTTGGACGCATCAAATGTACATTGACGTCAATAAAGAAATGCAACACATCATCAACAATCTGGTGTTTCATCCCTACCGCCCTGTACATGGTGCCTTCCCACTGGATATACTCCAGTTCCTCGTACAGTTGGTCAGCAACCGTTTCGCATTCACGGCGCTTCTCCGGGTTGCTAGGTTCCGGGAAATAGTGAATGTCATAGTTGCCCACTCTCATGTAACGCCGCCCAAATTCGCGGTCTTGTGAGCCGTTTATGAGCAGCACAAAAAAGCACGGTTCCTTGAAACCCTGCTCGATTCGCTCGTCGTACACTGGGACACCCATTCGAAAGGTACTCAGGTACTTCGATATTCCGTTTTTTACATCTTCCATTGCATCACCTCAGGTGGTCTTCCATAAATCGTTTCAACTTGCGGTCCATTAGTGCAGGCAGTTCTCGTTCAAGCTCTCTTTCGGAAATAGTGAGCATGAACCTACCTTCCACCCAGCCCGTGTGTAGCCGTGTGCGGTGCCCATATTCCACGTAAGGCGCATATTCGATGGGGTTAAACAATTCGATGCTATAGCCCCCGCCCACACGCTCTACAGGACCCAACTGCCAGTTACGCCGGAGCATCCCAGTATCTACAGGAGTACGTGCCACCGTTTTAGCTAGTAGCCTGCTGGCAAGCTCTCTTATGCAGTTCTCCACGAATTGTGGGTAATCAGCTTGCATCTTACGCAGGCTCTTGCCCAGCTGCTCGAACTCGCTAAAATCAAACTCAGCAAAGCCGCTCATGCTTTACCGACCCGCTTCATCTTGATTTCTTGATGCGTTGGGTAAATGAAAGGCTCGCCCGATTGCTGAAATTCATAGCTCATACCGTCCTGCGTGATAAAAATACGACTTCCGGACGGAATAACAATATCAGGCGTAATGAATAGCTTCCCATCATATGCGACATCATTGTTCGTGTCCGTTTGTGCTGCGCTTGGCAAGGATGCTTGGGACAATGCACACGGCTGGTTGTCGAATATAATGCCCTTTGTGGGTCGTTCTACGCCTGTTACGGGGTCTTTGCGGGTTGTCTGTCCTTCTACCCGACAAACACCTGTGTAGGTCATTTCAAGCAGTCTGCGTTCTGTTACTGGACTACCCAATTGCATCACTACCACCTCAATCTACGGAATGCGTTGAGCTGCGTGGCATACGACTTAATGAAAGCCGTACCCTCCACGCCCTTCTTGGCATATGCGGAAAAATTAAACTGCACATCGCCGCGCTTGACACTTTGGACGTTCAACTCAGCTTCTCCAGCTGTTGCAGGCTCTGCAAACTGGTTAAGGTAATAGTCCTTAGCAATCAGCAGCATCGTATTTTCTAGTTGCTCCGGTATGTCGGATATATTGCAATAGTTTTTGATACCATCAATCGTAAAGTTGAGGGCAAAAGACAACTGCACATCCTTATCTGTTTCAGTAACTGGCAGACCCAGCAGAACCTTAAGCTTAGTGAGTAAAGCTTCGAGACGTTTCGGGTCCATATCGCTCACCAGCCTATTCGTTTTTATTTGCGGTGTCCGCTTCGGCTTTATTTGTGCTGTCCGTTTTCTTTGTTGATGCTACTTCTTCAAGTACGCCTTTTTCAACCAGTTTGGCTCCATACTTATCGTCAAGATCGATTTCACCAGAATTCACAATAACCCCGGCTTGGATCACCGGGGATAGTACCTTATATTTTTGTTTTGCCATGTTATAAGTTCCTCCTATTAAACCGACAGACGGTAGATTTGGGATGGTTTTTGTACAGCTACGAAAGCAGATTCACCAACGTATACCTCTTCGGATGGCGGTGGGCCTTCTTTGACGATAGGCAGTACATAGATTCCTGGTTCAAAGTTCTTTTCAATTGTTGGACCTTGTACGGTGATGATAGGTTGTTCGCCCAACAGCGCTACCGTACGAGCTTCAAGCAACCGCGCAGGCGCTGCACCTTCCAAGGAAACCACATCGTCATTGACACGGATCGTAATTGGAGCGTCAGCAATTTGTGTGATGATGCCTTGTACTTGTTCCCGTGTAGGAGCATAGCATTATTGACTCCAAACAATGCCCCACGGGTTTGATTATTAAGAGTCAGGTCCAACATGACATCACCGGAAATATCAATATAACGTGGCGCTTGACCTGCGTTGATATCCTTATAAGCTTTAATTGCTGCTCTCAGGTCATCCAATGGTGTGGAAGCTGCTCGATCAGACCATAAAACGGTCGGTGTCACCTTGGCTGTTAGGCCGAAGTTAACATTGATTTGCACATCGTTTTTGTTATACACGATAACCCCATTGTAAACAGCCTGTGCTCTCAACCATTCCTCAGTATCGTTCACACCTTCGATCAAGCGATCTGTTTGGTCGTAGATACGTTGGATTGCTCTTTGACGTTCATTTTCAACACGCGGATTAGTAAACTTGAGTTGTTCACGCTCGTCCAAGCGGAAGCCGTGTTGAATCTTAGCAACCTCTTGAGTGAGTGTTTTTAACCCTTGTTTGTCCCGTAGCGGAGCACCTGAATTCCACCCAGTAATGGAGGCGCTTGGTGCATAGGTTTGTGTAAATACGTCATAGTCAAATGTCAAATCGTAACTCGTATCGGTAGCACTGATAGCTTTAAGAAGATACTGTTTTGGTATAAGCCGGTTCTCTACATACCCCATGAATTCCGGTTGTTTAAATTGATCTAATGAAAGAATACCCATTTATATATTCCCCTTCCCTTGTCCCTGTTTTAGTAGTAACGGTAACGTCCGCCTGCCGCTGTTTTAAATGCTGCTGTAACGCCTGTGAGTTTGCTTTCCACAACCAAGGCTTCTGCCCATGCACCAACAATGACGTTCTGTGTGGTCGCATCTCCTGTAAACGCATCATGTGATGTGAGATAAACCTTGCCTGTGTCAGCATCCGCAAACGGTTTAGCCAGCCCGTTGGCTTGGATGCTGATTGCTGTACCTGCTGGAACAAGTGTGTTTACAGCAAACTTAGTGCCGTCCAATGTCACCCCACCGATTTTTTCAATGGAGCCCTTTACGACATAAAGGATTTCCTTTTGTGATCCATACTCTTTAACACGTGGATTCAAGTTCATTATTTTTCACTCCCATTTCTTTGCTCGGCAATTGACTTGCCTGCGTCATAACCCTTCAATGGTGCTGGTGGGTTGCCAGCCCCTGCACCTTCCGCTGGTTTAGCACCTTTGAAAGTCGGTTGCGTATTACCTTCCTCTTTTGGAACAAACAAAAAAGACTTGCTATCACGCAGGTCCTTGAGTTGGTCGTCCAAGCCGCCTTTCACAGCGCCGTTGTCGTCCAGTTCAATTTTCGATTTGTCCAGCAGTCCAGCCACAATATCAGGATCGTGCGCCTGACCGCTTAGAGCCATCTTAAGCGCAGTGTTCATTCGCAGTTCCTTCATATCAGCTTCGTACTTGTCGGTAGCGGCTTTATTGTCCGCCTGAAGCTTTGTAATCTGATCCTGTAGCGCTGGCACATCCCCTGCCGCCTTCTGCAAATCGGTCAGTTGCTTATCGCGTTCCTTCAAATCACCTTCAAGTTGCTTCTTAGCATCATTTATTTCATCAAATCGATGCTTAGGCACATATCCGGTGTACTTTTCCTCAACCTCCTTTGTGATAGCATCAATTTTGTCAGCTGGCACGCCTTGACCCTCCAGCAATACTCTTAACCATTCCATATATACCGCTCCTTCATCTTCGTTTTTTAACCTGGTCTCGACCAGTGATGTCTTGTGTTTTACGCCCACAATACCAAACGGCGATAGGCAAAATAAAAAGCCTGCTGCATCTAAATGTGCAATCAGGCTTTAATCCTTGCTATTTTGTTTTTCAAATGGCTCTTTGACTTGCCTTAGCATGTCAGCAGCTATTTCTTTAGGTGTTTTGGTAAAATCCAGCTTCAGCGGCGTATCATCGATTAAACCGATAGTCCGCTTTGGCTGCTTGGAAGTCTTCGACATACGTCCACCCCAGTTCCTTAATGATTAGTCGCAACCATAGATAATCCATATACTCATTCTTGGCTGTTTCTGACATTGTAGCATAGTTTTCGGCGGATTGTAACTGCTCAAGAGCGGTCATAGCAGTGGATTCCAGCACATTATTAAACACAAGCAGATCGGATGATTTACCATTGGATGATACTCCACTTACTCCGCCATCATGCCCAATTGCAAGCAGGCTAGATATAGCGGGATAAATCGCCATGTTGCGAATATCCTTTACGTTAACCCTTGTCCCTCTCGGGTGGTTATGAGTCAGGATGACACTATTCGGCGGTGCTTTAATAAGCGAATCGTGTATCTCAGGCGTGAATGTAACCTTATTTATGATACCATCAGCTCTACCGATTTTCTTGCCTGCTGTCTGATCCATAATAACCATGATTTCTTTGCCTGCCTTGTGACCCTCCCGGGCAAGACTACGGTTAACCTCAGCCAACTTTTCTAGTACCGGTTCAGACACATTGGGTAAATCAACATGGTAAGAGGCTTTCGGATTGTACTTCCGATTAAAGCTGCCTCCAGGTTCTTCAACCTCAGGATCAGGCACATTGCTTTCTGTGGGTTCATTCGGTGCGTTTGGCTTAACATATTCCTTTTCCCACTGCTCATAGGTCATGTCGCCTGGTACAGCCTGATTCTTACCGTCCTCATCCCGGGCTATTCGCTCCTGAACGTTATCATCGTAATAAGGAATTGTAGTTGAACGGCAATAAGCATGCAGTGGCGGGTAAGTAACCCCTACCTCAGCCTCGGACAATGTAAATACCTCACCATCCATGTGCCGACAGATACTTGATGTGCGTTTATCCAGGGTGGCAGTAAATTTGTATTGCTCTACGCCCAGTTCCTTGTATGCATCCATGCGGGACTGTCCTGCAAAATAGGCTGACTCGGTTTGGATGATCCTTGCTGCAGCTGATCGAGAAACACCCATTCGGTCAGATAAGGCGTTAATCATCTTATCCGGTGTATCTCCGCGTATCATACCTTGTGTCAATACGGTCTGGAGCTCATGCACCAGTTTGTCTCGATCCTTCCAAATACGAGCGCTGAAATTAGATCCATCAGCTGCCCAAGGCTTCGATAAGACCGCCTCAATCTGCCGTTTGTCCAGTTTGGAGAATGTAGCACCCAGCCCTGTGCCTTTATGGATCTCGAAGATGGAATGATAGTACCCATCCTTGTATATGTCGCCCATAAGCTCCTTAGTGCCCGCCTGACGCTTCCCAGTCAACACCTCGACATGTTGCCGCATCTGCATTTGTAGAGCCTCTAAACGAGTCATACGCACTCTTATGGATGCATTCTCTAATTCCTTCATCCACCGTTGATCGACCGCATTTTCGCGGCCTGCCTTGATATAGTCCTCAACTGTCCATTTGAACTCTTTAAGCTCCCCCGCTTTGAGCACTTGCCGTGCTTCAGCCAGCCCTATTTCGTTGTTCTTGGCGAACCGCTGATAGAAAGTGTCTATATCACGTTGTATTGAAGCATTAGCTTGGCGTACTCAATCTCCATCTTGCGGACGTAAGCATCACCCTTGCTCAGCTGCGCCTCATTCAGAGCGTCCATGCGTTTAGACCAGTATTCCTCGGACTTCATGGCTGTTCAGCCTGTTTCGGCTCTGTCTCAGGAGGGTTACCACCTGTACCGCCATAAGGCTGGTCTTGCACAGTTTTCAAGGCTTCAGCAGATTCTTTCTTTTTGCGCTCTTCTTCGGCTTGGACATCAGTGACCCAAGGATGATTTGCCAAGTTAGTTTCATCGGACAGTATGCCTACGCTGTTTTTGACATTCTCAACCGCTTCTGTTTCATTGATCATAACGTCCCGGTTAAGGATAAAATCAACGTCATAACTGGAGTAGTCAACCTTTGTTGTGTTGTATAGATGTTGATCTACGAACCAAAGAAGCTGCTCCAACGAGGCTTGAAATTCCGCCTCAATCGTATTGGCGTCCAAGTCTAAATCCTGATAGAGAGAGCGAAGGGCTATGCCGGATGGATTATTACCAAACTTGTCCGTTTGTGTGTCAACGCCACGCCCAAATTCATAAATGCTTTTGCGCAATTCTGCGATATGGTTGCTTAAGGCTGTAGTATCGATGTCGATACCTAACGTATCAATGCCGCCGTCTGCCTCAACCCTAACCATGCGTAGTTGAGCCAAGTTACGCCGTGCATCTTCCAACTTTCCGCCACCGTAATTCTTCAGCACAATAATACTGCTCGGCATATCCTCGATATTGTCCGCATTCTCCGACATCCGCAAATCATAATCATCAACCAATGTTTGATCATTTCTATTAGCGGTTGCTCTTCGTCGTTGTACTTGAATGCAACAAAAGGTGGGCGCTCCCAATTCAGAAGCATTTCCTTACCGTTTACTACGGCTGTAAAGTGAGATTCAACTCCTCCTAATGGACTTAAATCCTTCGAGACTAGCCTGTCTTGAGAGAAGCGCATAACTCCTTTTGAATCCCAAAATTCAACTATCGTAATTGTCTTCTTGGTTTTCGCCTCGTAGTAGATCACATCATAGAATCGAATGACTGCATCCAACTCTGTATGTGCTGAATCTTTCCAAAGCGGGACAATTTCCTCACTTGGAATGCTCTTAAAGGCAAGTTCTTCAGTCTCGGTGTAGTAAACCTGTAGCCAGGCTATCCCCTTATTGATTGCATTCTTGCCAACGTTCTTAAGTGTACGCTGAAAGTCTTTGCCGAAGTATTCACTAAGAAGTTTCTTGTATTCATCAGGACCGTCTGTTTGTATGCTAAATGGTTTAGAAAGCAGATACCCCGTTTTCTGATCGACGAGTTTGCGAACAAATCCATGTATTAGCTTATTGTTAGCTAGGTTATGAACTTCTTGCCTTACCCCGCCTTCGCCAACAACAGTACGTTTCTTCTCAATTATTTTGGTCTTGTTCTCATAATACATCTGTCCTAAGATCATAAGTTTACGCTTCATAGATCCTTTGAAATCCGTGACCTCTTGCATAGCTATTTCCTTATTGGTCATTGGAGAGTTTTCCTCAAGCATGCGGATGATATCTTGTGTTGTGCTCAATGCATGTCCTCCTTCCTGTATTAATCAAATGAGATACCTGGTTGCCTCATATCGTCTTCAAAGGCGTACCGTGTGGCATCAATGGTATGATTGTCCTTATCGTCCAGCCGAGTCCGTGGATTGCCGTCTGCGTCCGTCTGATAGTCGATGTTTTCAAACTCTCGGGCAATGTTTGGCGTACGAACTGGATCAATGACGATTTCCTCTAAGTCATCCAGCCATTTTTCCCCGTATTCAACCGAACCCGGACCTTTCTTGGCACCCTTGAAACGGCAATGTAGCTGCATTTTCAATTCATCCACCGACTTGGGTTCCGCACTGTCTGCAATGGTTAGCTGCTGATCATACTTTTTCTTCTTGAGCTTCTCACCCAACTCCCGGTTTGCTATCTTCACGCCATATACTTCATCCAGCGCGTAGATTCTCCGCCGCGTTTTATCATAATGCCAGCGAACAAAGGCCAGCGGATCAACACCGTAACCCCAGTCATTGCCCTGGCGGATATTATCGAAGCTTTTAACCTCTTCATCCGTAATTGTGCGGAATGTAAGATTATCAAATGGCACAACACCAGAACCTATTGCTTTACCGAGATATTCCCACTCATACCGCTGGAACCGGGTACGCTTCATTTCCTCCGCTTCTTCAATGCTTTCTCTGGAGAGGTACGGATTGTTCAAATAGGTTGAGTGGTGAACATACGTATTAGCTGGTATAAATTGCGATTCATACAGCTTGTTAACCCAATTCTGCTTTCGCTTTGGTGGATTATAGGAGTAATAGAACGCATAAAAAAGACCATCTGGCAGCTTTGCGCGCAAAATGGACTTCTCAATGGTTGATACTTCATCTTCATTTTTGAATTCGGCCATTTCCTCAATCCAAAGGAAGGCTATTGGGAACTTGGACATCTTGATTGACTTAATCTTCGCAGGATCATCCGCACCACGGAATATTATCTTATTGCCACGGGGGATGTAGACGAGCTGTAATGGCTTTTTACCACTCGCCAATACTCAGATACCCCAAGTATCTCTATTGCCTCTTTAAGCTGCTCAAACACCGATTCCTCAAGTGTACGGGCGACCTTACGAACGCACAGGGTAGTTACTGGGTATTTCATCATGTCCTTAATGATTTTCAAACCTATATGGGCTGACTTACCGGACCCGCGGCCACCTTTAAGGACGTGTTTCAGGTATTTGTGCGAGTTGGACACCCGCCAGAAGGTTTGAAAATGTGGCGTAACCTTCTCGGATAGCTTAACCTTGAGGGCTGTCATCTTCATCACCTAAGTCATCCACTATTACCACGCCAACGCTTCCATCTACCTGCTGTTTATCAGTCCACATCGCATATCGCTTACCAAGCAATTCAGCAGCTTTTATGCGATCCTTGCCGTCCAGTTCCTTTTTAACGAGCGATTGCTCACCCATGCCCATGCCAAGTGGGTATTCTTCCTTTACCTTCCCTCGCAGTACCGATGTAAGAAACTCAAGAATCTCGTCCTGCTTGGCTATTCGTTCCTCGTCCTTTATAGCCACCACTGAGTCGATGTATTCCCTAACCTTAGCATTTCCTAGCAATCTGGAAGCATTTACTTCAGCAGATTTACCTTTAGCCTTATATCCAGCCCTCTGATAGCTTTGAGTAGCATTACCTGTTTCAATAAAGTAATCCGCAAACTTCTTTTGATTCTCAGATAGCTCATGTCATATCACCCACCCTCTTTCTGTTTGGTTGTCTTCACATGCTATTTTTAGATGTATATTACGGGTTTATTTCTCCTCATTAAACATTCGATCATATGCCTGCTCATATTTGGTTACAACGGATTCCAGATCTTTTATAGCTTTCTTCCTGCGTTGTTCATTTTTCCATTGCCATACGGTGAGTGAAATGACAGCAATAATCATTACAATTAACAATATCTGAATAATCGTTTCTGGCAGCACTACAATGACATAGTTATGACCCAAGTTTAGTCCTCCCTAAAGCGCCAACATCCACCTTTACATCAAACAACGCCTCATTGCCAATATAAAGCGTTCCAATCTGTATTTCCCTTGATGGCTTGTCATCACCACTCAAGCATTTATACTCTGCTATCTCCTGCGGTGTGCCTTCTATGGTTCCGTCTGTATAGAGTTTCATGGGCTCACCTCTTCATAGGTAGCACGAAATATATCCGGCTTACAGGGGTAATATTCACCATTCACACCCCTAATGACATAATCTCCGTCAGATATCAACATCCGACCTTCCAACGTTTCTATATGTGGTTCATCCCTAAATGATTTAATAGGATTACAGCCTAATTCTTTAATCACTTGATTCGGTGTTGTTTGACTGTAAATCACTTGAATTGCATCAACTTCCATTGGCTTTTTACGATACTTCGCCATTAATATCATCCTTTCAGCAAATAAAAAAGCCGCCTATTGGCGACTATTCGAGCAGTTTTTCAATTCTACTCCGCATTTTTTCTATATCATCTTCAAGCTCTTTTCTATCTTCATCAAGCTTGCCTGAGTATTCAGTTATTACCGTCCATTCAGCTTCTTCATACTTTTTAATCAGTTCGTTGAATAACTCCCTGATCCCTTCTTTCTTTTGATGGTTTGCATATGCCTCTAAAAACTGGCTCCAATGTTTATCATCACCTTGATATTCGGTATTACCAGACCACACAATTTTAGATTCATAGTCAATGCTTGTTATATCAGACAAGTTAACCGCCAAGTTCTCACTCACTCTGCAAAACCAGGGCATGTCTTCAAGTGCTTTTTTCATCACTTTCTCGTTTTCCTTCTTCTCACGTCCGAACATTCAACCACCACCGTCTTTTTCGTCCAATATACCATATATAAGACACACAGCGGAATCGAACCGCTATAATCCTGTATGTGCCATATCCCCGGACTAAGCCGGGAAAAAGGTGTTACTTCAGTTGATCCACAAGCTTCTTGATTACAGCTGGCGTACTGATACGCTGTCCATCTTTACGGTTACCCTTGATGTATACTGCATCCTCATTACTGTAGTAGACTACACCGCTGCCCTCTACAATCGGATAACCGCTTTCGTCTGCTTGCAGCTCAGTAGCAACATGTTTGCCGTGCTGTTTGGCATGTTCTTCATCGTGTAGATGCAGGATGCCATATTGATCGAGATATGCGTAATTCTGTGCCATCGTTTGTTTCCTCCTGTACATAGAAAAAAGCGGCGGTTTCCCGTCGCTTTTCGTCTTATTTTCACTCAATACTTTCTACCATGAAGGTCATGAGTGATTATTTTATTTGTTGCCCGTATTTCTATAGCACCCGGGCGGAGTCGCTTGGAAAGGATTCTAACCTATTCCCTCCCCGCTTCCATACCGCCGCAACATCTAAAAGCTACTTGTGCTACAGCTCTCCACCTTTGCGCTCTGATCCGCAACAGGCTTCAACGCTGATTCAGTATGGACGAGTCCTGCCGTGGTAAGGGACAGCAGGGACACCCGGGCGTTAACCCTATGTCCCTACTTTAAAATGGTTTCTCCCCCAAATTGCCCCCAGCTTACCCCCAACTTACCCCCAAAATTCCGCATAGCTTCAAGGTTTCTGCTATACTTTTGACTCCTTCGTCTATTCGGCGGTCAATGGTGTTAACACTCATGCCATGGTTCTGAAATTGAATCACAGTGAATTTATATTTACGCCCCTTAATGAAGCGGTGCTCAATGATCTTTTTGACCTCATCGTCCAGGATTAAATTGATTGCCATGTCTAATTCGGTGATCAACTTGCTCCACTCCTGATACACTTGCCTTTCTTTCACCGTTAGAGACTCTTTACGGCTTAATGATTCGACGGTAAGGCGCATCTTAGGGTAATTGCCTAGCAACTCGCGAACGGCCTTCTTATCGGCTTCTGTGATGCTCGGATATAATTCCATTTGTTCTATCGCCCCCATCTTATCGCTCCTTTTATATCAATTCGTACAGGTCCATTTGTCCTTTACCCGCAAAGTCAGTGGAATCCTGTATAAGACCATCCTCAAGCCATCGTTTCGGCGCCTGCTGCTGATAATGCGGCCAAATAGGTTCTCCTTCGATGGATCTACTAGCGTTCACCTTCTCAGCTTTAGCGGTCCAGACCCAATGTGTAATTGCTGTCACTTTTCCGTTGTTACCCGACATGTACATTCCTTCCTTCGCTTAATTTGTTCGGTTCGATGTGCTCAATCAACATATACCTATCCATTTGCACAACACCCACATAAACCAGCACAGCGCATAATATAGAGGTATAGGCTCTTATCATGGGGTGTCTCCTGCAAGATGAAGGAGAGCGTGATATGATTTGGTCATTTCGTCCAGCTTCTTCACTGCTGATTCATATTCTCCACTGTTTACACAATTTGCTTGAAGCACTTCATATATCGCATTTGCAGTCTTTAATTCTTCTTCAAGTTGAACACATTCTTCTTCAAGAGCACCTACCACGCAGTATCGCCTTCTTGCTCTGCAAATTTGATTTCTTCTCGCAATAGTTTTTCATGAGAATTCATATATCCAATCAGTTTAACTGCATCTGTATAATGTTTAGAAATGTAGGCTCTTATCATCGACTTTTCCCCCAATAGGTTGTACATACACAGAAGAAGATCCACATCCAAAATGCCATCCAAGGGTGAGACATCATCCAATCAGCTATGGTCATAGCTTGTCTCCTTTATATTGCAGGCAAGACGTATGTTCAGGTTGCACATGCGTTGATTTCTCAATTTTTCTTATCAGTTGCATTCCTTCAATGGTTTTCTTGAGTCTTGCTGTCTCTGCCTTAGCCTCATTCACCTCTGCTTCAAGTGCCTGAAAATCATCATTCCAGCCCTTAGCCACCTGTTGGAAACGTTCATATTCTCTCTGGAGAGCGTGATACGCTTTGGTCATTTCGTCCAGTTTCTTCAATGTTGCTTCATACTCTCCACGGCTTACGCAATTTGCTTGTAGTCCTTCATATGCTTTCTCAGCGGCGCTTAAATCATCGTTCCAGCCCATTGCAGCTTTCTGGAACCGTTCGTATTCCCTTTCAAGTGCTGCATATTGTTGGAGCCAGTAAGGAAGGGCTTCAAGTCCATCTAATATAATCTCAGCGTTGCTCATGCCTACATCCCCAGCAATAACCTGCGCAAATGTATAATTAGCATCCTTTGCTACAATATTTCCTTCACCATTAAAAGTGATTTCATAGGTCCAGCCCTTGGCTTGTTCTGACAGTTTCATATCCTCTTGCCAGTTACGTTCTGTCATGAAATCACATCCCCCGGTGTATTAATGACTGCATAATGAGACACATAATCACGAAATCCCTCTTTACCAAACTCTGTTTCAACATAAAACATATTATCTATAGCGTCATATACAGCCCAAACCATAGCCGCTGTTGATAAATAGCGAGTGGCTAGATTAATGAGATAGTGTTCTTCTTCCAGGTCGCCCGGGTTTTTGGGATCATATTTAATCCATTGGATACTTTGTTTATCTGCCATCTATATATCCTCCCTTAGTGGGTGTAGGTCCTACACCCTGAATATATTTTGGTTGCAAAAATTGATACTAAATTGCAGATTGGTTGCAATTGCATGTCACGGTTGCAAAATACACGTTTTTTTAGTGAGATAGTTGCAACAAGCTTTTGTCAATCCCCTGTATTGACTTAATTCTGACTAGATAATGTCATATAAGAAGCCTCTGCCCTCTGTCTCGGTGTGGCTGTTAACACTAATGTAGCTATCCAATATGGATCGTTTTCTGGCACTTCTATTTCAAAAGAGTCAGTCAAAATCTTTGTAAGACACTTGGTGTATTCCTTGCCTGCCGTCATCAAAGCCCTTGCCTGTACCTCCAGAGAGGTGGCAGGATCGATACAAAAGTCAGGGTACCAAATCCAGGCGTCTTCTGGTTTACGCTCGAATCTTCCTTTAAATCCGGGTGCCACAAGCTGATATAATGGCGCTCCCCCACCTTCTTTTGCGTCATGGGTCTGAACCACCTTGCCGCCCATCAGCTCAGCCAGCGCCCTATTAAGCTGCTGGTCTGTCATATCCAACATATCTATCACCCTCCCTGTTTGGTTTAATCCTCAAGTGAATTTTGTTGAGCCTTAAAATAAGCTCTGTCTTTTCCTATATCTCTTTCTAAATCCCGAATACAAGCAATAATGTGGCTTCTTTCGTGAGGTTGTTCAGTCATTTCGTCCAGAATCCTATATAAGTTTTCTAACGTTATTTCAGCTTCAACCATTCGACCTTGGTCATAGGCTTTTTTCTCTTTTGCATTCATATCTATCATCCTTCCAACGCTCCCTCAGAGTGCAGGAGCGTATTGTATTGGTGGTTACTCCCCTAACTCGTTAGTAAGCCACTCTATTTTGCGTTCCCTCTCTGCAAGCTGCTCACGGAGACGATCTACATCAGCAGCATACCGCCTGTTATATTCGTGTAATTCAGCGATAGCATCGTCCTTCTCTCCAAGTTGCTGCTGGAGTGAGTCTGCCAGGGCAAGCAGGTCTGATACCTCTCTAACTGGTAACAGGATATTTTTCTTAGCTTCATTCTTTGCTGACTGCACATCTTTACGGATTAAATCTACTGTCCGTTCACTCATGACTGTTCCTCCTTGAATTCTTTATCAAACAGCACTGACAACATGCTGTATTTATCCGTATCAAACGTGCAGTATCTGTAATGCACGTATCCATCTATGTCTTCGTAAAGTGCAAAAACCAGTTCGCCATCTTCATCCGTGTAAAACCGCTCTATTCGACGTTTGAGGTGTATCACTCACCTTTACCGCCTCCTTGGGAAGCAGACTGTATAAATACTTGATCAGAATGACCTTTTATATCCTCAAGATGCAGATATCCGTAAACCTGAGCCATAGCGTCTTTTATTTCGACCTTAACTCTATTGACCCAATCCTTGTACAACTCAGGATCAAGTAGCCCGTCACGTACCATGCCAGATACGACGTCGATCTTGCTAAATGGTCCCTGATCTCTATAGCAGCCATTTTTGATTGGTTACGGGCATACGTAGTGACATTCAATTCTCCGTCGATTAGTTTGATGTCCGGCTTACTCATGACTGTTCTTCCTCCCGCACTTCAATATTGAACAATTCCAGTATCTTAGATAACTGCGCTCGCGGCGGTGCGCCAAATGCATGAATCTTCTCAATCTCAGTTTTCCAATATGCCGTACAATCTTCAAACGCCTTGCTGCGGGCCTTATGACGCGCATCTTCTACAATGTGGGTGATCGCAAGTTCAATGGTTTCCTGAGCGCTCTCGGCTGTTAGGAACACATGATTTCCGTGTCTTTTGTAATCATTCATGACCGTTTCCTCCTTGGGGCTGTAGCAGCTCCGGGTTATCGTGTATGTTGCCTATTACCGTAATCTCTGCCGATTCGCTGAACAGATAAATCCCGTCTTTTCCGTCCAAGTCTTCAAGCACGTACGAACCGTCTATATATTTCACAACGCCTGTCCGTGTGCCTGATAGCGGGAATATCATTTCTTCCGCAGTACATATATCGTCTTCATAAATTTCCTCACCTTGCTTGTCTGGGATTCCGGTATATTGCATGAAAATAAGGTCGTCATCATCAGTCGGAAGCAGAAGTCCACCTTTCGCGTTGCTCATATCAGGCATATCAGGACGCATACGTTTAGCAAATTCAACAACTTGCCTGCCTGCTTCTACCATTACTTCGTTTTGCATCATAATGCCCATCCGCTTGCTCCAAACACGATATTTAATCTCTCTCATATCCGTTCATCTCCTTTAAGGTATATAGGGGTATAGGGTAAGAGGCCAGAAGGCCCCTGTTTAGGCGTTGTAAGGCAGCTCCTGTACCTCTGCTTCACAATCTTCATCCGTCATCGTCTCTAACATCGTTTCTTCGTATCCGATCTCACGCAGCAACTTACGATCATTCGTTTCTGTAAACATGTTCATTCGCTCCTTTTAATTTGTTTAGGGTATAGGGTAAGAGGCTGTTATGCCTCATTCAAATTCAGGGTTTCCAACTCCGTTTCGTAATCATCTATGACCAGTGTTGCTTTTTGAGTCCACATCTTGAACAAAGTCGCATCCAATCCGTACATTCCACCCATAATCACACGGTTATCGAATTTCTTATCTGAAACCTCGGCTCTTGATACGGTCATATCCTTTTCAAGCGATATCATGTATTTGCATTGGTACCACTTAACATCTTCTTTCGGGTCCATATATACGTACTTGGTTCCGTATTTTTCCTCTACAATAACCGTGATTTGCTCAACCTCTTCATAAGACAGTTCTTCAAGTTTAAGTTCATCCTCAACCATTTCTTTTACTAATTCTGACAATCTATATTCATTCTTCCCTGTTCCTAGCAACTCTTGTAACTGCTCTTGTATTCTCGCTGAGCCTTCTTCATGAATCGAACGCTCTATCTCACCTTTAATAACGTTCAGAATAACTTGGTTGTACGAAGGGATGTCCAACTTATCGAGATTGATTTGCAGTTGCCCTTTTACCGTTTCCTTCAACCCTTTTCCGAAGTCACTCCAACTACGCAAGGAATCTTCGACAACATCCTTGATAGTTTCTTCTAGTTGTTTCCTAATGATTTTTTCTACGTAGCCTTCTTCGTTTAATGCTGCCAATTGGTTATTAATGATTAAGTTCATATCCATTTCTTATCTCTCCCTTATGGAGGGCTGTTCCCTCCTTCTTATCCCTTGGGCCTCTCTGCCCTTGGGGGCTATAGATTTAATCCTCTGGAAGCAGCTTGTTAAATGCTCTACGGTATAATTCAGCTACTTTTACTCTCTTTGCTCGTCCATCTTGACGGACATTTACCATCCGATTGCTCTCTTTTACCAAAACCGGAAAGCCTGTTTTCGCATGTGGAGCAAATACTTTTCCGTCTTCGTCGATACGATATGGATAATAGCCAGGGATATATTTAAGAGTTTTGTTCTCCATTTACAACACTCCTTTATACGTTGTTATATGAATTATTTATATATTTCTTGCGTTTCCTCACCGATCTGCCATACCTTTACCTCAATTTCTGGATGGTCAGAATAATATTTGCGCGTTACCAGCGCCACTACCTGAGAATCATCGTTCCACGCTATCTTATTTAAGGCATCGAATATACCTTTTACACAGTTGTCAATATCAGGTTTGATTGTCGGCAGTTCTTGGGACTCTAGCGCCTCTCTCAAGCGTTTCTTTGTCCATGATTTAGGATATGGATATCTGAATCCTATTTCGACTGCCACGGGTCCTTCTAGCGGCTCTGAGAACTGTTTCCGCGCTATAAGTCCGATCATTTGTTTGTAAGACAGATACCTTTGAGCGTTCTTTTTCGTCCGTTTGCCGCGTTGTGTCATCCGGACAGCTCCCATAGGAGGTTCGTTTATCACAAACGTAATCATGCCATCGCCCCCAATGCTCCGCCTGGACGCTTACCTATACAGCGTTTTTTAATACGGTCTACTGCTAACATCATTACTTCGTCTGGATCACGCCCAAGTTCTTCCCCAATTTGCTGCAAACTAATTCCCGATGACCACATTTCGTCAAATTGTTGTACTTGGTGCTGATCCCATGTAAAGTCCATTTCTTCACACGCCAGATAAATGCTCCTACGCTTGTTTTTCAGCTTGTTGTATTCTTCTCGTGCCATCCGTTACACCTGCCCTCCGGTAGATTTCTTCATGTGCAAGTATTCGATAATCATAATCTTTAGTTTCATCATAAGCTGCAATGACCAGTTCAGAATTGGTCATGCTTTCAAACGGTCTCACGTTCGTCCTCGGCCTCCTGTGCTTTCTCCCACTCTAACTCTGCTTTAGCTATACGAAGCGATCCTTCAAGGTCCTTATCTAAGTAGTCATAGGCGTCTATTGGATTCATGGGGTATCCTCCAGTGGGGTTTCATAGATGTTACCTATTACTTCAAACTCACGTTTTGCCGACAAAGATAAATGACCAACCGTATACTTTAATTCCACAAGATCAAATTTAACCGTTGCTTTTGCAGTGAAACTATCATCAGCCGTAGACCATAAATGCTTGTGATCCTGCCACGCCAATATATCTCCCTCGTATATCTCTTTACCGTTACGGTCTTTTAGTCCGGTATATTGCATGTATTCATACTCGTTGCTCATTCCGAGATAAGCGTTTATCAAACTGACATCGCTCGCAAACACTCCATCCCAGCAGTCAGCAGAATCATCCTCGTTGTCGTAACACATAATGTTTTTCTGCTTATTCCACGCTCTAAATTTGATGGGTCTACTCATTTGTATCCTCTCCTTTCAAAGCTGCACGGGCCATGAATCCGCAATCATCCAAAACATGCTCAAGGTCAACATCTATATCCACGCTGTACTTGTCTTTGTCCGCATAAAACTCCAGTGCCTTATCCTTAATCTCTATCTGTTGTAGGAGGAAACCGATATGATCCCGTAGTATAGACAAACCCCAATCCAAATCAGCATTTTCCATTTTGGCATGTGCTGTACGTATCTCTTGTATCTTCTTATCCATGGTTTAGACCTCCGATTAGTAGATTAACTGCGTTGCTTTTAATACCAGTTCCCCGCTTTCGTCTACAACTGCTTCAAAAGTATTAGTTGTGCCATCGTCTCCTGTGTAGAGCCAGACTTCTACATCACCATTAGTTCCAGCGGCATCTATCAGCTTTTCAATCAATACAGATAGTTTCATATCCCTTATTCCTCTCCTTTCCCTTTAGGGGCTGTATTAATAGCTATCCTCGTAAGCTACAAACTCTTGTCCAACCAAATTACAAAGCTTTTCTAGCGCACTGTCATAGGCGTAGGATAAGGACACGATTCGTTCTCCGTACTCTTCCCGTTCTTGTTTCAGGTCTTCGATGATTTTTTCTATGTCCTTTTTCATTCCTCTATCCCCTCTCCTTGGGTTAATACGGCTATTAGAGCTGCTAAACAGATGGCTTCTGTTTCTATATCCGAATAAGCCACATCCTGATTTCTACCGACAATAACTCTGTATTTCATTCCTGAATGTGAAAATCCTGATTCAGAATATGTGATTTGGTATGTTTTAAATTTCTTTAGCACTTCCCATGCTGCACCCATGTCTGTCGAATAATTTTTTGGATAATGGTCGAATCCTTCAGAACTTATCCAACCATAATTTATAGGGCTTTCCTTTTTGCCCATCACCTCTACAGCAATCCATACATTTCGACCACGCGGACTCATACTATTCCATTTAGTTATTACTTCATCTCTGGTCATAGGGTATCTTCTTCCCTTCTTATTGGAGTCTTACCGAAGGCGGTGGTTCAGCTCAATTCCGCCTTTGATTATCACCTTGAATCTTCCACACATTTCATTTAGCCGGCTGCCTATTGCTTCGTCATATCCACACATTTCAGCTATGGTACGTTCGCTGCTTACTAGGATTGGCTTGTTCTCCAAGTAGCGGTAATTGACGATGGCAAATAGCTTTTCGATTTGAAAATCCGTAGGTTCTTCCCGGCCTTTGAACATATCATCAATGAACAGTACCCGCGTACGCTGGAGTCTATTAATCTTTTCCGATAGTTGAGTGAAGTCAGATTTGAGATCGTCAAACCCTTCAACCCACGGAAAATAGGTGACTTCAATCCCCATTGATATAAGATTGTTGGAGACTGCCATGAGTAGATGCGTTTTGCCGCACCCAGGACGCCCTAGGAGGGCGATACTATTCACCCGGGTACTTTCGTTCTTCTGGAACTCTTTAGCGTAGTCACGGGCACAGGAGAAGGCTTGTACGACCTTTTCGGCTTTACCCTCACATTCAAAGTTCTTGAACCCCTTTTTCCTGAATTCGTCTGTGATCTGGCTGGACATCATCAAACGTTCAACACGTTTTTTTATAACGCACTCGCAATCGCGCCAAAATTCATCGCCGTTTTCGTCTCGGTAAAACTCGCCTTCCTGATCCTTACACTTTGGACAAACGTAATCAGTTGGGTTGGTATTCGTGGTTGTCGAGGAAAGCAAACTCACTTTCCTCTTTAGTTCCTCCAGGTTGAAACTCCTCATGGATTCCTTGATGCTTTTCACTGCTCTCCCCTCCCCGGTAATCTTTATATCTATCCTCGTTTAAAAAGGTTTTAGGATGCTTGATAAATTGAGATTCTGTTTTAAGTTGCAAGCATTGAGCATGGTAATTAATTGCACATTGGATAATGATCCCTGGTCGCTCTCCTGCCTTAATGATTTTCTGCCATGTTTTATAGCAATCTTTCTTTCCGATTTTTCTCGGGTATTCATTCCAAAAGGATTCAAATTCATCAGAGTACATATCTTTTAAATCATTTTTATTTCTTTTACTTTCCTTTACTTTACTTTCCTTTAAAGCATCGTTTTTTGATTCGTCCGCATATGCGTTCGCATCCAAATCGCATTCATCATTTTCTGTCGATTCGGAAGAAACCTTATCTGGCGCGGCTTTTTTGCCCCATCGTGCTTCTGCTGATTTTCTGGCTTTTTCCGATTTTCGTTCCCGTTCCTGCATCCTTCGAAGCAATGAAGTACTCCAAAAGTACGTTGCATCTGCTGCAAAAAGGTCAAATTCAGTGATGCAATCTTGTATGAATTTATGCGCCATTTCAGAATCGCATTGCATTTGTGATGCGAACGCATAGTAAGCGTATTTCGATCGCATATCTAATTTGTATCCGTTAGATTCCCTCATCATTTCTACTAGAATCCAGTACCACCCGTACCCTTCCGATCCATAGACACCGCGCATGGCGGTAATCTTAGGATCGTGACGGGCGTTACTGTCATGTGAGAAGTAATATGCCTCTTTCATTTCACCACCCGCTATTCTTTTGCTGATTTAACCAGCGTTGCCATTGCCCTTCTAGCCCGTATCCCTTCTGGAGTCTCGTCTAACCAGTCATGGCATGCCGTACATAAATGTAATAAGTCTGTTACTCTCGTTTTATGGTTAATGTGCTTACGTCCGATCAAGTGAGCTCGTTCAGTAGCCAATGCGTTGTCACAAAGCTCACAGAGCCCATGTGACCGTGCTTTAAGCTGCTTATCTACCTTTGTGCTGATATCACCCCTCTGCTTCTGTGTAGCTTTACACGCTTAGACTGAGTCTGCTGAGCCTTGGAATAAGGTAAGAATTCATGCAAACCTCTCGCCTCCTATATCTCCGTCTGCAATTTAAGGATGCTCTGTAATGCCGATACCTGGACCTTGATAGCATCCGCTGCTTTAATGCCGGCTTGGAACTGTGTTTCTGCCAAGTCTCGGTCAAACAGCAGCTTCGATACGTTCCCCTTTGCCATATCAGGTATAAGCGTCACAGGTACTTTATCCTGGCGTAGCTTAAACATTTCTTTAGCTAGTTCAGCGCGATAGATACGTTCTGTTTCCGCCTTGTCTTTACCTAATCCGAACAATGCATCCGCTGACTTCCCCAGTCGTTTTGAAGCGGCGTATAGCTCCTGTGTCACATTGATTATTTCCATTTATCCTCCTAGAAAGGTAAGTCATCATCATCTATATCAATTGGCTTTCCATCGTCTGCAAACGGGTCTTTATCATAATTGCGACGATGATCCGGTTCGTTTGGATCTCTTTGGTTATCACGGTTTGACTCCAGAAACCGCACATTATCCGCTACAATCTCAGTTACATAGATACGCTTGCCTTCGCTGTTCTCGTAGTTACGCACCTGTACACGGCCCTCTACGGCGGTCAGACGACCTTTTTTAAGATAGTTAGCGCACGTCTCCGCAAGCTGTCGCCAAGTCACAATAGATAGGAAGTCCGCCTCCCGTTCACCGCCTTGGCTCGTAAATGGACGGTCTACAGCCAGAGTGAAAGTCGTTGTAGCAATTCCGGTCGGGGTATATCTGAGTTCTGGATCTTTGGTCAAACGACCGATTAAAATTACACGATTAAGCATGTGTTTGCTCCTTTCCAGCAGACTCTAACCGCGAGCACAGTTCGTCATATTCTTGCTTAGTTAAATCCTCTGCTTGGGTTTTGTTGTAATCTTTCATTAGGGCTTTTTTTACATCAGCCGTGCCGAAACCTTTACTGCTTGCTATAGCAAAAAGTCGTTTCACTTGTGCTTCTGACAACTTTCTAGCTTGTCCATGAAATTCCACTGAGTTCCCTGACGCTCCGTTGGCATCATCGTCTTTTTCAGTTGGCAATCCAGACATAGCCGATAGAGAATATCGTTTCATATAAGTTATCTGTCCGCCCATGTCCTGCATATTCGAACTCGCTGAGACCTGTAGAGGTTCGGACTTAACCCACTCGCCTGATTCGTGTAAAAGCATTGTCTCGACAGACAACATCAATCCTTTCTCTGTCATAACAGTTTTTGGGTCTTGAATGACTGCTATTTTGTTTTCCCGATACACCGTTTTTAAGGCATCAAAGATCCCGTCTAAGTCCGTATACGAAAAGTCATAGGAGCTCCAGTTTTCGTTTTAACGGTCACGCTGGTATTATGCTTCGGTGCTTCTATAGCTCCCCATGCAGTTACCAACGCTTTTGAGATTGATTTATTAGATTCAGAAAATATCATCTTTACACCTCCGGCTTAACGACCAATTCGTCGCCGCGATGTTCTACTTGGATGCCCAAAACTTTTTGACCATATTGATCAACAACCACACCTGCATCCGTAACCTTAAACTGCTTCTTTATTTCAGTCTTAACTGGCTCCTGTTTGAATCTAACAAGACCTTCAGCATGTCCGTTCTCCATAAGCCATTCGGTTAAAACAGCATCATCGTAATTCCACTTAGGCTGCTGCTTCTTGAGAGACACGGAACCATACGGCGTTTTTACAGACTTAAATTTAGGGTCTTCTTCCCGCCGCCGCGCTGCATACTCAGACAGCAAACCACGGAAATAATCTTCGTCCCGCTGGGCCTTCTCTAACTCCGTTTTTCGATATGATTCGATCCGGTATACCTCAGCATCAGCTACCGCATTGACCTCTTTACGCTGCTTCTCCAAAGCCACCAACTTCCGCATAACCCAAGTTAGCGAGTCCAGACTATCCACCACAAAGCGTTGGCGTTCCTCTTGTTCTTGTTGATCTAATTCATCCAGTTCCGCTTGAAAAAGTGGGTTTAAAAGGTTAGACATGTTTACATCCTCCTAGAAATGTGATATTGTTTCCGTAAATTGTTATTAATAAGTTGTTGATTTGACTTCGGCGGCAACCGGAGTCATTTCGCTTTCAAGGTATAAATCCACTTGCTTAAGCTCGTCCACCATTTTAGGAATATCCTCGTAACGGTACATTTCCATCAACGCTTCTAAGATAGCGGCAGTAGAATTAGTTTTGGTATCCGTGTTTTCCGCGATTGCTTCTAATCTGCGGATAACTGACCGGACGTGTTGTTGGGCTTGCTGCAGGTTCGGCATGTTCTCCCTCCCTAATTTGTTTCCTGATCCGATCATACTCCCGGCGTTGCACATCATTTTTGAACGCAAACTTTGGATGTGGACCGTCCACTATCCAACCACCAACCAAGGTTAAAGCAAACTTATCTTCAAATTCGTTACTAGCTTTTATGCGAATGCCTACTTGCACTGTCAAACCTCCCACTGAATCTTTTGCGCCAACTCAACATAACGACCAAAGGTAATGCGATTTTTGATAAGACCATATTCAGGCTCCTGCTCATACAATCGGCCCAAATATTCCAGATGTTCATCCGTCAGTACACTCAATCCAGAAAGGTCCTTAGTAACTACCACAGGACGTTTACGCCACCACCGCCACATACCTATCAACTCCCTTTGATAGATTCTGCCTGCCATTTAGCAAGCATAGACAGCCTAAACCACTCGCCATGACGTTTGATGTAAAAATCTCCGTTGATTCGTTTGCCGCCACGGAAGCCGATGAAAAACGGATTCATACCAGCACCCCCACGTCTCCGCGAGTGCGGTGTCCTACAGCCAGCAGGCGGTTTGTACGACGCACAATGGATCGAAACTGATCTTTCATAGCCTGCGAACCAACCTCCCACCATTGGAGATACTCAATCGGGAAACACCAGCAAAACTCCCCAGTGTAAAAAGTATAAATATCATAAAGTCCGTGCATGCGTGTTCATTCTCCTTTCTTAATAGGACGCCACACCGAAATATAATTAAGGACACCTTGTAAATCTTGGCGTAATACATCCTTATAACTCCCCACTTGCCATCGATCTTTTATTTCTCGGTGGAGTTGGCGGAATAACTCAGACCGTTCCTCTGCTAGAGGCTCAATAGTGTATATCTTGTGGCTTATCGCTCTTTGTAAACGCCGTTGCTCACCGCTGTTCAATGTAATTTGTGTGTCCAACTTTTGCTCAATCTCGATAATCTTTGTAGAGTTTTCTTGAGTCGCAGTTTTTACCATTTCCATTTCTTCAGCCATTTCAGCAGTTAGCCGGAGAGATTGTATGATTGCTTGTCGCTCAGTGAGGATGGGAGTTTTATTGTATTCACGTTCCATTTCCTCAAATTTAGTAACATAGGTTGCAGTGAAGAGCACCCCTTTTTCGCCTGTCATTTTATTGGCTACCATATCGCAACCCTTTCGAGTGAGCCAAAACATTGGTTGGGTTTTATTCTGTTCGTTCAAATATGTGGAAGGTACAAAAAAGTTACGACTCCCGAAATCTTGGGAGTCCAAAATTTCTACGTACTTTCTTATATCTGACAACAAATGATCATGTCGCTTGCCAATCATAACTGCTACCTCTCTGCTGTCTACCCATAAATTCCCTTCACGATTAATAATCTTCATGTTGTTTCCCCTTTCTTGTTTGAACAAAGCTTGTCCTATCGTAAGAAGCCTATCAAGGCTCCTCTTTAGATAAAATAATTTTCCAACCCACTTCATGAAATTTTTGAAGTATCAAATCCACTCGCTCATCTGTAACGATGTAGTCATCACAGATTTTTATTGAGGTATTGCCAAAGGCGTATGTTTCAACAACATTACCTTCGTTTTTGTGAGCTTTGTCCATCGAATCACCTCTGGATACATCTATATGCTCCAGTGCTTGTACACCCACACAATCACCTCGTTATAAAAGACAAATTTAATTTGAGTTTTCCTTAAAAATTCGCATAACAAATAAACATTTTTATATTTCCTAAAAAATGTGTTGCTAAAATATTATTTGGTGTATATAATTTGATTTGTGAGGTCACATTATATACAGAAGTAAAATTTAATTTGAGTCCTTTTCAAAAAAAGATGGATGAGCAAGATCAGGAAAAAGTACATAAATGCTTTTTCCAAAATAATGAGCAATCTTGAACAGCAATTTTGTTCCTGGAACAGATTTACCGTTTTCGATAGCGCACCAGTGAGCTTCCGTGATGCCGAGTTCATAAGCCACTTTTCGTTGAGTACCTTTACTTTCGCGGCAGTTTTTAAGTTCACTACGAACAACGATAGTGATTGTTGACATTCTGTTTCACCTCCTTGTCTCACATTATACGACTCAAATTAAATTTGTGCAACCTGTTTTTATAAAATTTAATTTTATAAGGAGAGTTAAAAGTGAGTGAATTGCATAGCATAGGTGAAAGAATCAAATTTCTCCGAAAGAAGAATGGTTACACTCAAAATCAAATAGCGGAAAAGTTAGGGATTAACCCTGCTAATATATCGTCTTATGAACGTAATCAAAGTATTCCACCAAGTGATAAGCTGGCGATTATTGCTGACTTACTAAATACAACCACTGATTATCTAACATGTAGAACTAGTGAAAGTTATCCTTTGGGATTTATCGAAAGTACAGGGTGTGTCAAAGAATCATTTCACTTAAAAAATCATATACATAATACACCTAGTAAGCTTCCTCTTGTCGGAACTATTTGTGCTGGCGATGGAATGATAGCAGAGGAAAATATTGAAGGGTTCGTTAATTTCCCCTTGGATAGTACCGGCACGCCAGACTATGCCCTTCGCGTACAGGGTAACTCTATGCAAGGTGCTGGAATCCTTGATGGCGATATTGTGTATCTGACAAAAAAAAGATGGGCTGATTATAATGGACAAATTGTGGCTGCCATCGTCGGAGGAGAAACTGGCTCTTTAAAAAGGATGAAATGGTCAGAAGGATCTCCTTATATTAAACTCATTCCTGAAAATAGTGACTTTGAAACAAAAGAAGTCCTACCACACGAAATTATTGTTTGTGGCGTTTATTCTGGTCATTTCAGACCTGATTATAATATATAGGAGTGTCATAAATGTTTGATAATATTTTAGATGAATACTGCATTTATCTCAGGAAGTCTAGAACCGATTTAGAGGCTGAAGCTAGAGGAGAAGGCGAAACATTAGCGAGACACGAAAAAACTCTCCTAGAGCTGTCTAGACGACTTAAGATATCTATAAAGAAGATCTACAGGGAAATCGTTTCGGGAGAGACGATAGCTGAAAGACCCGTTATGCAAAAAGTCCTCTCAGAAGTTGAGGACGGCATTTGGAAAGGCGTATTGGTTATGGAAGTAGAGAGATTGGCACGTGGCGACACTTCCGATCAGGGTACTGTAGCTCAATCTTTCAAGTATTCTAACACGAAAATAATAACTCCTATGAAAACTTATGACCCAAATGACGAATACGATGAAGAATATTTTGAATTCGGGCTTTTCATGTCGCGGAGAGAATTCAAAACCATAAACAGAAGACTACAAAGAGGCAGAATGAGTTCGGTAAATGAAGGCAAGTATCTCGGTAGCATCGCTCCTTATGGTTATGCAAGATACAAATTAGTAAAGGAGAAAGGCTATTCTCTTGAGATTATCGAGGAAGAAGCGGAAGTTGTAAAAATGATATTTGATTGGTACGTAAACGGCAAACAAATGCCTGACGGTACCATTGAAGCTATGGGCACCTCGTTGATTGCCCATGAACTTAACATCCTACAAATTCCCAGTGCAAAAGGAGGTTTGTGGGTAACAGAAACAATAAACACTATTATACGAAATCCTGTATATATGGGGAAAATTAAATGGGGGTCACGACCGCTAAAGAAGAAAAAGGTTGATGGAAAGATAGTTAAAACAAGGCCTAGAATGTCTATTGATCAAATGATATTAATTCCTGGCAGACACGAAGCAATTGTTACTGAAGCACTTTGGATAAAAGCCAATGAGAAGCTTGCACTTAATCCTTCTAAACCTATATCTCCTAGAAAGAAGATATCTAATCCACTTGCTAGTATTATGATCTGTGGTAAATGTAACAGAAGATTAATAAGGAGACCGTATCCTAATAGAAACGATACTTTAATGTGTCCAGTGAAAGAATGTAAAAACGTCAGTTCTGAACTAATCCTAGTAGAGAGCAGAATAATGGAAGGTTTAAAAAATTGGTTAGCGAGTTATAAGGCTGATTGGGAAAATAGACGAGTGGAAAAAAAAGAAGATACACAAGTGGACTTGCTCGGCAAAGCCATTAAGAAAATTGAAAAGGATATTGCAGATTTACAAACTCAGTTAGACAATTTGCACGATCTGCTTGAACAAAAGGTTTACACTGTTGAGAAATTTTTAGATCGGTCTCAAATAATCAGCGAGAAAATAAAAAACAAAGTGCTGGATAAAGAATCGTTATTGAATAAACTTAATGACAACGAAAGTCAAATTACAAATAAAGAAATTGTAATACCTAAACTTGAGCATGTACTTGACATCTATTACAAAACAGACGATCCGGCACTAAAAAACGAACTACTTCAGAGCGTAATTGAAAAGGTTGTTTACACAAAAGAAAAAGGCGCTCGTTGGCACGGCTCCTTGGATGACTTCGAGATTAAAATTTTTCCTAAGCTTCCGCGTACCCATCATTGA